ATCTAAATGATATTCCTTTCGAGAGTGGTGGAGCAACAGACTTCTATCATCAAGAGCAGTCATTCCAACCTAAGAAAGGTACGATAGTTCTGTGGCCAGCAGCATATACTCATGTTCACAGAGGTGCATTCCTTACTGGAGATCAGTCTAAATATATCGCTACTGGTTGGTTCTCTAGAGAACCAGGTAATGTAACTAACAGAACTCTTGGTGAGTTGTCTGGTAAATTGACACCTGAGGATAAACTAAATTGATTATTTTTTATACATGTGTAACCAATGGTTACGATAAGATAGTTCAACCATATTGTGATGCTGATAGTAGATTCGTTTGTTTCTATGATGATGGTGTAGAACCAGAAGCAAAGGGATGGGAATACATACCACTCACTGTACCTGGTACTTGTCCAGTAAGAAGATCATATCATCCTAAACATTGTCCTCATCTTTATTTTGAAGAGGGTGATACAGTTGTATGGGTTGATGCATCCTATGAAATAACAGAATCATTAGTAAATGAGTCTAAGATTATACTGAAGGATTGTGATTTTGCATTACAAGAGCATCCTTCAAAGAGAACATTGTTGGCAGAGTTTGGTAAGTTATATGAAAAGGGTTTCTCTTCAGAGAAAGAAATCATAAGTATGGCAGAAAAAATAAAGTCAATTGGATATACATTAGATGAATATAATCAAACTATAAACAGTGTCATCTGGAGAGTTCTTACTCCTGAGATAATATCATACTGTGAAGTGTGGAGAAAGTGGTATGATATTGGTGTGAGTAGAGATCAGATATCAAGTGCCATAGCAGAGTATGTAATAGCAAAAAAATATAGAAGTCCGTTGTACTTCAAAGCAAAGAGAGTAAAGATAAAGGTAGAGATGGAGAGAACAAATAGACTAAAAGAATACTGGCAATCATATGAGATAGAAGATGAACCATCTCTTGATAAGCAGGTAGATTTACTGAATAAATTAGCAAAGATATTTGATCAAGACCAAGATCAATTTGTCTTGAACAAGATGTATGCTTGTGTTAGATACCCTCCCTTTGAGTTGAACCCAATCATTCAACCAAAGAATATGATTGTCTATACATGTATTACAAATGGATATGATAAGTTCCCAAAAAATAATTACTATCATCCTGATGTAAAGTATGTCTGTTTCCATGATGGAACTATTGATACTACAATAGGACCATGGGAGTATGTTCAATTGAATAAAGAAAATTTCCCAACATTCCTGACAGATGCTGAACTAGATTGTCCTAGACGACTATCATTCTTTCCAAAAGCAAATCCACATTTGTTCTTTCCACCAGGTTCACACACTATATGGATTGATGCTTGTTATCAACACACCAGAGAATTTATACACAAAGCTAGAAGGTGTTTTCCTTTTACCATGTTGAGACATGCTTCTAAGTTCTCATACTTTGATGAGATATTAGAAGGATTTACTTGTGCGTTTTTCAGTTATGAAGATGCTATAACTCTTACTAAAAAACTAAAAAAATATGGGTATAACTTTAGAACATATGGTAGTCCACTAGGATCTATTGTTTATAGAACCTTGACTGCTAACATGAGACAGTTCAATAAGCAATGGTATGATTGGTCACTTGTTGGTTGTAACAGAGATCAAGTAGCATTTGATGCTGCACTAAAGTTCTCTGGTATAAGGTTACCGTCTGTGTTTGAGAACAGAGGCGATGCTGGCATACCATTAGGTTACTATAATAAGAAGGGTAGATTGGGTATGCATCCTCAAAATGGTCAGTTAGATCAATACTTGAGGAAGGAAGAATTGTTAGAAGAGTTATCAGAAATAACTGGTATGAATCCAAAACTATATACCCAATACCCAGACCATGAATTCTACATGAGAGTGTACAATATCATATGAACTTACTAATCTACACATGTATTACGGATGACTATGTAGATCTTTGTACTGATCTACCTGAAGGTCCAACTTACGTTGTCTTTGGTATAGAAAATCCACCTGCACCTTGGACAGGTGGAATCATAGAAGACCTTGGTGATCCAGTTAGATCATCAAGGAAACCAAAGATACTATGTCCGTTTGATCAACCAAACATATACATTGATGCATCTAAGTTGCATCTAATCAACGAAGAGTTCTTGAAGTTGAGTGAAGAGATCTTATCTAGAGATAAGTTCTTTGTCATGCAGCATCCACATGAGCATAGTTATCTTGAAGAAGCTGCAGAGTATGCTAGTAGAGGATGGGTTAGTAGTGATAAGTTATTAGAATTTACTACCAAGGTAGCAGAAACACAATTTGATTTTGAAAAATACTTCTCTCCATTATGTACTATCATCTGGCGTGGTAGTAGGAATGAAAGTTTTGATAAGTTATGGTGGGAGTGGTATAATAAAGGTGGTGTAAGAGATCAACTATCATTCTCTATAGCATTACAACTATCTGCTATAGAATATGAGACAGAGAACTCTAGAAAATTTCTTGATAAATTTACTGATGGTTCACCAGAGGGTGTTTGGTTTACAACAAGTGATACTAATAGGTGTGGTGATTATGAGTATTCTGATCCAGAAGATCCTACAGAGTTTGCAGATTTGCTAACAGAACTGACTGGGTTATATGATTGGCAAGAGTATTATAGATCAGGTAAGGATAGAATTACTGGAGAATATTTCTTTGGAGAAGCAGGGAAGTATAGTTATGCTATTGAATGGGATGATCCTACAAAGGATCAGATAATAATATACACATCAATTACTAATTGGTATGATGAGTTTCCTGATGAAAACTATTATGATCCAGATGTAAAGTACGTTTGCTTTACTGATGGTAAAGTAAAGAAAAAAGGTCCGTGGGAGTTTAGGGAGATACCAGCACATGTATTGGAAGAGGCAGG